GTAATAACATCCTCTAGTACAGTTACTTTAGAACCTTTAGGAGGTAATGGCCCTTCAATCCATGCTCCTGTACCATGTCCTTTAGGTTCCTTTCTTACTATAAGTCCATTGACTGATGGTTTATCATCAGCAATAGCAGATGCCATAGCAACACCACTCACCAAAGGATCTGCTCCTAAGGTAAGTCCTCCCACAGCTACTGTATCCTCTTCTAAACACTCAAGAATACACCAACTAATAAAGAGTAAAGCATCAGACTGTAGTGTTGCTGGTTTGCAATTTATATAATGCTCACTCTTTTTACCAGAGGACAGCTTAAAATCACCCTTACGATAAGATTTCTCTTTCAGTAAGGCAATGAAGTCTTCTCTTTCTTCAATCATTACTCAGTTAAGGTTCCAAGACGACGACGAATTACTCTGAGTTGCTCAAAGTCTTTCTGTTTTGTACCACCATCATACTCCCATGCGTACCCTTCGTCAATCATTAATTCATTTAATGAAATAAGATCTTCGCCAACATAGAGCCAACCAAGAAGCCTACCATACTTCCCCATGCCACCCACAAGTTCTGTTCTAATACTGAGTTCTTCATCACCTGCAATAGTATCCTCAAGTTTTTTCTTTAACCAATTAGTAGCATCTATTCCCAATGCCTTCTCTTCCAAGTCTCTTGTTCTCTTCTCTGGCGTATCAACTCCTGCAACTCTAACTCTTTCTTTCTTGTATAAGTCAAACCCAAGATCAATGGTGACATCAATAGTATCGCCGTCAAGAACACGGTTAATCTCTGTTACTCGAAAGTTGTAGCAGCTCTTCCTGCTCGGCGGTTTCATCGCTCCCATTGAAATATTCTGCAAGTGCATTATTTATATCAAATTCAGGATCACGAATTGTTTGTTCCAATTCCCATTGCTTCATACTCTGTATCCAATTATTAAGCACCTGAGTATTATCAGGTAACATACCTTCATAGGGTTGTTGTTTCTCCACCTCCCATGCTTTCGCTGGGCTCGTCATCAATAATAATGGGATTAGGATACCAATCATCGTACTTGAAAATCCAGTATATTGAAATGCCTACACCTACAAGTAGGATAGCAAGCATAATATTTATTGACCATACTACATCACTCACCGCATTTAGGGCAAACTTCTTGTTTCTTCTTAGGATTTGCATTTCCTGCTTTTTCTGCAGCATACAATGCAAATGCTTTGGTTGCTAAACCATTCATAGTACGTTCAATACTATCTCTGGTTTCTTGACTACACTTATCAGTAACAAAACAACCTGCAATAGTAGAAGATACTATTGCCAATTCAAATCCAACCACAATAAAAATGAGTCTGAATACCCACTTAAGTGATTGTGTCATTACTTATCTTTCCAACCACCTGCTTTTAACCAGTTATTATAATGTGGGTTGTCCCAACTATCACTGATTTCATAGGAAGGAATTACAACCTCTTGGATGTATCTCCTATTCTCTTCTACAAGTTTTACCTTGGCATCTATACCAGCACCCCACCATATAGCACCACCTAATTGTACTGCTAAGAAAGATACTACTGCGAATGGAATCTTGTTCATAGTAAGATTGCTCCTATAATGAATCCTTTAGCGAATGACAAGCAAAGCATTTGATAGTTAGATAACTCAAACTTACCTTGAATCTTATATGCTAAATTCTTATCCCATTCTTTTACAGCATGGGCAGCCTGTTTTATCTTAGTGAATAAAACTGTTGACGAATCTTTTGCCATGTTTATATTGTATACAAGTATATTTACCCGTTTGAGAAATGTAACTAAAATGTTGTCATATGCACACAAATATGCTATATAGTATAGGGAAAGAAAAGGAGCGACACAATGAACCCAAACTCCTTAATTATGGTGTCCATTTAGTCTATGGAGGTATAAATTATGATGATGTCGTACAATCAACTTGCAGGATGGAATAGTCACGCAGAAGGATTTAAGTTCAACGAACAAGACACTAAAATCAATGACTATTACGAATGCTTGATTGAATGCGAAGACGACCATTCAAGTTGTAAACGTATCTGTAAGGAGGTTCTTCTCTAAAAATGCACCTACAAGTACATTCACATCCACCTTAATTAAAATTAAATATTAACGACTAATCCCCTCACGTGAGGGGATTTTTTTAATGTTCCATAAATCACTTTCAATGTGTTTTAAAAGAATAATTTTCTTAGCTTCAGTGGTAGTAGTAGAATAAAATATTAAAGGTTGTTGCCTATGTAAATTATCTCCAGACATACTACCTAACAGCAGCCAACGATTCCATCTTTGTAAATATCCCTTCCATATTATAAAACAACTTATAATTTTCTGTCGTAACGTAATGTCCTCTTATATCATTACCATCACAGTGCCATCCATAAGATTCAACCTTTTCTTCTATACCATCTATTCTCATTTTCTTCTTACCATCTAAGTAAGATAGGTATCGCTCGTCTAGGTTAATCATAGTTCTAAGAGGAATGTGTGGATACTATAACATAATCTCATATAATTATGTATATTCTTAATGTCCTCTTTAGATTATCTCACCTCAAAGTTAAGTTTCTTAACTTTTCTCTTCCTTCTCTGCTCTTGCCACTCCAAATCTTGAGAAGTAAAAGAATCCTTTTTGTTTTCGGAATGTCCATGAGTAGAATGAGACACTATCATCACCTTTGACATATCACGTGCTGAAATACTATCTCCTGTTACTGTTGTCATATTAGGACACCCACAAGATCTTGTCTGATGAGAGTGTCCCTCTATCTCTTTACCGCATGAACGGCATCTTACTTTAACCATTTTTCTAAGCTCCAAACCAACCTGCGTTGGGTTCTTCTTTTCCTATCCATTTGTTGGATATTTCTTTAATCTTTGTTAATGCATCATCTAATTCTTTTGCTTCACCAGTCTCTTGTCGATCCCCAAGACCAAACTTAAGAGGATCTCTATCAGAGATGCACCAACGCCATGACTTTACGTCTCTACTGTACCACAGATGAATTCGCATGTTGAACTGATTGCCAATCTAAATCGAATAACTCTAGTCCTTTGTCAGTAAGAATGTGTTTATAACATTTCTCAAACACACCAACTGGCATAGTAACAATGTCTGCTCCATACTCAAATGCTCTACCAACATCTCTAGCACCTCTAATAGATGCTGCTAGTACTTGAGTTCTTACCATATGCTCACGGAATACCTTAGCAATATCTTTAACTAAGCATAGTCCACCAAATGAATTATCATCAACTCTACCTACAAATGGTGATACATATGTTGCACCTGCCTTAGCAGCAAGAATTGCTTGTACCTGTGAGAAGATAAGAGTTACATTTACTTTGATACCTTCCTTAGCAAGTTCATGACATGCTTGTAAACCATCAGGTGTACAAGGTACTTTGATAGTTGTCACTTCACCAAACTTTTCATGTAGACGATGAGCTTCCTTAACTGTAGCAACGAAAGTATCTGCAACTACTTCCATACTAATATCAGTCAAACCCATATCCTTGAGTTCTTGATAGACATCATCAGGTTTCCTATGACTCTTCATAATAAGAGTAGGATTAGTTGTAACACCATCAATTAATCCAGAAGCAAAATGCTTTTGAATCTGTTCGCAATCAGCAGTGTCTAAAAAAATCTTCATTGTTGAGTGTTAAAATAATCTTTCTTATAGTAACGTCCTAAGATGTTACTGTTGTAATATGCAGGTGAACCATCATCTAATGATTCAGTTAGAACTCCATTCAAAAAGAGTTCTTTTGTTTCGGCATAATTTACCTTGCCGAGGGTGGTATGGAGGGATAAGATTTCTCTCTTGAAGAAGGAGTCCCCAAGTAACTTTCTATCTGCTTTAAGCTCGTCAGAGCTTCCATAGTATCTTTTCCAGTTACTCTCAGACGTAACCCGTCTCTTACCACCTCTAGGCTTACGTTTCTGCCAAAAGTATTTTCGTCCGATATATTTCTTACCCGATTGCAAATTAGTAATCCTGTAGACAAAACCGAAGAAGTCGTTAATGTCGTCAGAAGTAAAAGTTGTGCCTTGATAGGTCCAGGCATTTTCATAAAACCCTTCACCCATTTCATAATTTTTGTATTTCTAGCCATATTTAGTCCCACCTAGTTACAGTTATTTCTATACTATTATTATCCATCTCCCACTCTTCCTGTACCTCAAATCCATCCATCTCCTTAACAGTATTGTGTACCAT